ACGCTTAGGCTCAAAAGCAACAGACCCACTAGAGAATCCCATTTTTTGCCAATGTTCCAAACCATCATATTGAGAAAGCCCGTTGGCTTTGGTCTTTCCGTAGAGTGACGTTGTAGTAACGCCAACAAGAGTGTCTCCATAACGAACTTTCCAATCTTTTTGAACTGTGTCGGCAAGGCACAACAAAGCCAACAACTTACCACCCATGTAATTATAACCAAGTGGTTGCAGGGGCACAATTGTAGAACCGATTGCTGTATGGTTAATCATACCTTGTTGTGTCTTAACATCTCTAGACCAACCGATAGCATTATCACGTGGTGTCAAATCCAAGAAGTCAGATGAAATGCAAATAACACCAAGATACTTACCAGAACGACCATCAACAACGGTGTAAAATAGATTACGACCAATGTTAGAATTGTTTTTCATGGTAGATGAGAATGTACGAATGGCATTCCATGTTTCTGCCAATTCACCGTTATACAACTGCATAACAGGTTCTAACTTTTCATAGTCATCAGGAGAACTAGGAACCCAAAAGTTACTCTTGACTTTCTGGATTAGTTTCTCCTGCTCTTTGCTAACCATGTGAACTTCATCACCCCACAATGTGGAAACTTCTTTCACAGGATAACGTTCTTTGACTTCACACCATTTTTGATATAGTGTATACTCCCTAACATCCATTTGAGATGCATAGGTTAAGTCATTGATAAGTGTGTTTTTTAGTTGTTCTTCATCAACGTGTTCGTGGACAGGATTTTGATCCTGCCACTCAACCCATTGTTTCTCAACGAACTCTAGCGGAGTTTTTGCCATAATAAGTAATATTTAATATAAATAAAGGTGTAGGTCACGATGCTACCAACATCCACCTACTCTATGTCAAATTCTAACATAAGGACACAGCTATGTCAAGTATATATTCCATCTATAAAGCCACAAATACCATCAATAAAAAAGTATACATTGGTTTTGATTGTAATTGGCCAAATAGAGTATATTCACACAAATTTCTTTAAGAAAAAGGTCCGAATCAATGAAACGAACCTTAGCTCTCAAAAAATTATCTACTCTTGTTTAATTGTTTAACAGGTTTATTTTTTGCCTGTTTCATCATTAATGCTTGATATTGTGCCATTTTCTTAATAACCTTGTTTCGTTTATCTAAACCAGACTTTAGTGCTAGTGGTTTTACACGGTCAGTGTATACAACACCATTCATGTGATCCAATTCATGCAAGAAGCAACGAGCAGAAATACCGGTATATTTGCTTATATGTTTTTCACCATAAAAGTCCTGGTACTCTACCGTAATTTCTTCGGGTCTGGTAATTCTTAAACCTAGCAGAGGAAAAGACAAGCAACCTTCTATCATGTGTGATTCACCTTTGGTCTCTAGAACCTTAGGATTAAAGTGTGCAACATAATTATCGCCAGCACCCATCACAAATACACGATATCTTAGTCCACATTGATTTGCAGACAACCCAATACCATTCATCTTTCTGCAAGTTTCTACCAAAGAAGATGCCAAGCTGTTTGCATTTACATTGATATCCAAAAAGGTAAATTCTGGCATAACTTCACGCAAAATCGGATCATCTTCTGAAACCAAATTATAAATTGGTAATTCAAAATTTGATTTTTTGTGTACTACATCACCAATAGCATCTTCTGTATTAAACTTAAATACTTCACTCATTTTTCCACCTGACTAAAGTTGTTAACTTTCTTAAACCTAATAATGGACCTAAACTTTTCAAAAAGTTGGTCACCCTTGTGGCTGATAACAAAAATATTTGTTTCACTGCCCATATCATGAATCAATTTCAAGAATTCATCCGTTCCAACACCATCCAAACTGGAATCAAATACTTCATCCAGAATCAACAAGTTGGTATTTGTTGAGTTTTTCATCTTAGCAATTTGGCGCCATGTAAACAAAAGTGCCAAGTCAATACGCATCTTTTCACCTTCTGAAAAATTGGAGTAACTGAACTCATCACGGTGTCGTGACTTGATAGTTTCTTCAAAGTTTTCATTCAAGTTAAAGTTGACAAAGAAGTCCATGGCCTTCAAATACTTATTCACCAATTTATTGATGATAGGTAGATACTGCTTGATAATCTTTGTCTTGATACCATTGTCTTTCAACAATGATGCGGCGTATTCGTGATAATGCTTTTCAACAGAAAGTTCTTCTTGTTCTTTAACCAAAGTTGACAATTCTGTTTTCAAGTCTTTCAACTTTTGGTTGTCTTCTGTTAAGGTATCTTTCTGTTTAGACAATGCATCAATTTCAGCATTAAGTTTTTTGATATACTTGTTGATTGCTGAAATGGTTGAATTGTGTTTTACGATTTCGTTGTTATGTTCCGTGATGTGTTTTGAGATTTTTACAATCTCATCCAGACGGTTTTGCAACTTGCTGTATTCTTTATTGAGTTCTACCAAACCATCTTTTTGCAACAACACCTTTGATGAGTGTTCATTGATTTGCTCTTGTTTGAATTCAACATCAAGAACCTGTTTACATGTAGGACAGTTATCGTTGTTGTGGTAAAAAGCAATATCTTTTTCAACTTTTTTGATTGAGGTTTCAATCTTGGCCTCAAGTTGAAGTAACTTCTTGCTTCTTGTTTCAACTGTTGCCTGGTCTGCAATCTTCTTATTCAATGCATCAATGTGCTTTTGAATCAACTCAATGTCTTTTGATAGCTGTTCAGCCTGTTTCTGATTTGTCTGTATTTCTTCTTTTCTACCTACAATTTCATATTCATTGTTCTTCTTGCTTTCTTCAATGTTTTGCTTTTGCATCTGAATCTTTTCAGACACAAGTTCCATTGCATACTTGTTTCTTGTAGTTGTATCTTTAATTGCCGACATGCGTTCTTTGATTAGACCGTTCATTGCAGTAAAGATTTGAATATCCAACAATTCTTCAATGATTGTTCTGCGGTCAGCAGGAGTCAACTGCATAAAAGGAACAAAGGATGCTGAACCAAGGATGACAATTTGCGTGAATGACTTATAATTAAACTTGAGAATAGATTTCTCTAAGAAGTCTTGGTAGTCTTTCGCCTTGGCATCTTGGTTCAGCAAAACACCATTAAGATAAATTTCAAATGTATTAGGTTTGATACCACGGACAACTTTGTATTGTTTCTTACCAATAGAAAATTCAATCTCAACTACAGCATCGGATGTATTAATTGAGTTTACAAGGTTTGGTTTGTTAATCTTACGAAATGGTTTACCAAACAGGCCAAAGCACAGTGCATCCAGAATTGTGGACTTGCCTGCGCCGTTGTTACCAATAATCAAGGTGTTGGGAGATTTGTCTAGTTTGATTTCAGTAAAAGAGTTACCGGTACTTAACAAATTCTTCCAACGAATAGTTTGAAACTTTATCATGCCTGTTCTAAGTTCAGTGCTTCCACATACAATTCACGCATCATGGATTTAAGCCTGTTATTATCAATGCCGTCATTTTGGATTGCATCCACATATTTGTTAATAATGGTTACAGTATCCTCGGCTTCATCAATTCTATCATCATTATCATCGTCTGTCAAGTCTAATGCATCTTCAACAATGGTAATATCAAGCGGATTAAGACCATATATCTTATTCATAAACTGGTCAAACAGATATGGATTAGTTTTGTTTACTACCACAACCTTAACATAAACACCAGCACATGCACTTAGGTCTTTGTTCAATACATCTTTGATTTCTTGTTGCTTGTCATCATAGATTATGCGGTGAAACATAACATTAGGATTTTGTATAAAATCCAAATCATAGGAATCCAAATCAAAGAAATGGAACCCACGAGGATCCGAATAGTCTTGCCAGGTAAGTTCGTATGGGTTGCCAAGATACTGAATGTTCCCATTACTAGACTTATGGTGATAATGGCCGCTAAAAACATGGTCAAAAGTTCTAAAAACATTTCTATCTAATCCTTCTTCTGATGGCATACCACGGTGCATGGCGAAACCAGCAATTTCAAAATGGCCCATACACACCTTGGCCTCTGTGTTGTTTATTTCGTCCATGCACTCTTGGTAGTTCTCAGCACAAATCCAAGGTATCATACAGATATCATTACCATCAACATTGATTGTTTGTGGTGTATCAATAACTGTGATGTTATCGTACTCACGTAGCAACAAGTCTACTGAATTAACGTCATTAGTGTTTTTAAAATAAGTATCATGATTACCAGCCAGCATGTATACTTGAATATTTTTTTCTGCAAGCACATCAAAGAACATCTCCTTTGTTCGTTTTAGTGAGTAAAAATTAACGTACTTCCTACGGTCAAAAGTATCACCAAGTATAAGCAAAGTGGTAATGCCAGAATTATCCAAAGCAGTAAAAAAAGTGTCTCTATAAAACTTTTCATAGTAGTCCAAGAAGTGAACCGAGTCATTACGTGCTCCAAAGTGTTGGTCTGTTATCAATGCTACTTTCATAATCTCATTCTAAAAAGTTTTCAATGCCCTTAGGTTTCTTTACGGCTGCCTTCTTGTCATCTTTCTTTTTCTGTTGGCCATCTTCATAATTTTCAATGAATTCGGCAATGTTGTCATACAGTTCAAACTGTCTGTTACCACCACCTTCAGATTCCAGCATATCAAATTCATCCAAGATGCCAAGTTGTTCCGTAGATTTGTACTTCACATAGAGTTGTTTTTTCTCTTTCTGAATCCTACGCAGGAACGCATAATAAATGATTTGCGTGAAATAGGCAAATGGATTCTTTGACTTAGTAGGATCAAAGTTCTCAAAGTACATTAAACAGTTTTCAATACCATCACCTATCATGTCTTCTCTGTGAGGATAATTTATAAAGTTGGGTTTATGTGATAGACCCTCTGCTATTTTCATCCAACACTCACCAATATAATTTGGTATTGGTTCATTGGGGTTGGTAAGTTTACGTTCTTTGTAAGCAATCAATGCTTGTAGAAAGTCTGCGTTGTTAATGTAATGTTTAGTACTCATTCAAATATACCATAATTTTTGTTGACAAAAGACTTGACAAGTGTTAAAGTCTCGGTGTTGACCATTGAAATCAATGAATTGTTTTTTCTTCTGGTTCCATTTCATTAAATGCCTGGACAATTAATGATTTGATTTTATCATTTAGTTCTGATTGAACTTCTTTCTCAAAACCATCTTCTGCATCCATCTTAATGAGATTATCCACAGAGTTCTCATAATATTCAGCGAAGTCACCACTTGGTGTTGTGATAAACAAGATATCTTTGCTGTATAAAATAACTTCATTCTTTTCTACCAATTGAACTGGTAAAAAGAAACTAAGAATGATGTGTGAAGTCATTCCTCGGTCTGTTACATCATATACCATAGGATTGGTCAATAGATAATTGCCCTCCATAATTTCTTCAGTAACACTGATGATGTCACTTCCATTTTGTAGTCGGACGAGTTTTACATTGCTCATTTTTTTAGTCCTATCTTATAAGTTTTAAATGGAAACTTCTCTTCCGTATATATCTTCACCCGTTCCACGAAGTGCCGCAAAGTAAAATTCATGTGTTTGCCGACTCGCATGTCGTCTGCAATGTCATAGAGAGTTGCTTGTTCTTTTCCACTAGATTGGCGTAAGCCACGTCCAATACTTTGTAAGTTACGCACACGTGATTTAGATGGGCTTGCAAATATGATATTGTGAAGATTGCGTATATTAATGCCAGTACTAAAAGTCCCGTAAGAAGCCACCACAATTGCGTCATTTTCTATCTCCATAATCCTTCTGATTTCTTCTCTGTCCGCAGTATCTGTTCCGCCGTGGACAAAGAAAACTTTTCTATTACCAATCTTTTCGGTATTCTTAATAAGATTATAAAGGTTCTTGCCATGTTTATCAACCATTTGATATAATATGAGCGTATTATTACCTAAACTAACCGCTAGATTTTTAATGAATTTGTTTCTAGCTTCACATGCAATTAGGTACTGAATCTCAGATTGATAATCTGCTTTCTTCATTTCATCACAAACATCATCTGGATGTTTCAATATCAAGCATTTAATTTCAAACGAAGAAGCAATCTTCTTATCAATCATCTCCTTAGTGGTGATTACCTTCTCCACTGGTCCAAATAAGCCCTCTAATACTAACTTGTGCGTTTTGGTGCCGTCAAGCGTTCCGGTGAGTCCTATGCGATATTTGGTGTTAACACATGCAGTTAGTATTGAAGTTAATGATTGTGCTTTGAATAAGTGTGCTTCATCACCAATGATATAATCAAACTGTTCAAAGTATTGGGATGGCATTTTATATAATGACTGCCATGTAGATATAGTTACAGGTAAGTTTGTGTGTTTATCTTTACCTTGGTAAATTTTGTGTACATTTTTTTCAGAATCCCAACCATAATCTTCAAAATCTTTAGAAAGTTGTTCAACCAATGATGTAGTTGGAACAATAATAAGACCCTTGAGTTGTTGGTAATCAAAGAGTTGTCTCACCAACATGTAGATGATTAGAGATTTACCTGAAGCCGTTGGTGAAATTAACATAGCACGGCGACTTTGCATTGCATGAACAAATGCATTAATTTGGTGGTCATGAACCTCAAACGGTAGACCTAAAGTTTCAATAAACTTCTTAGCATGATATAAAGAGAATTCATCTTCAACAAAGTTGTGTGAGAAAGCATAATCTCTTTCAGTGCAGAATTCTTCAAGGTAACTCAATAGACCAATGTATAGATGGTTATTTCTTAGGTCAAACAAACGAATCTTGCCATCCCAGATTCTATTTCTGAATGCTGGAACAAACTGGTGACCAGGAACAAAGAACGTAAAGAAGTCTGACAACTCCTGTGCCACATGACGTTCACATTTTACTTTGAGATAAACCTCGTTTACTTTGGTTATCTCTAAATGTTCTTTATTGTCCTCCAATGAATCTCTCCCAATCAATATAAGATTTCAATTCCCATGCACGTTGTTTGATTTCACCCATGATAGATTCAACCACAGTT